GCTAAATTACCAATGCCTTTTAATGTTTGCACTGGTTGTGTAATTGCACCAATTACATTTTTGCCTTCTTCAACAATGCTTCCAGGAAGGTTTTTAATTGCTTCTTTTCCTGAAAATTGAAACTTAGATGCTTCTTGTTGTTTGGCAGCTTGATATGCGTTAGCAATAGTTTCAAACTCAGGCGTTCCTTGTTTGTCTTGGTTTTTAATAATCCATTGTGCGTAATCTGAAGCTGAACTAGCCATCATATATCCTTATTGAGGTTTATTTTCTATTTAAAATTTGGTCTGCTTGATTAAATATTGCTTGATTTGGATTATTAACATTAGCTTTTTCTCCAGTCAATTGTTTAACTCTAGCTTCAATTTCTGGACTTACAGCACGACCCAATCTATTATCTTCTGCAGCAAGACCTTCGTAACTAAATGTACCTGCTTGATATTGTTTTCTAGCCCAATCAGAAAGTTTAGCATTACGAGTTGCATTAGCTTCTGCAATTTTAACCATAATGTCTCTACCTTCTTTAGAAGTTGCAAGACTTGGGAAAGAAGAACGATAAGCACCAAATTCTAAGTCAGATGTAGAACCACTACCAGGTGTTCTAATTTCAGTAGCAGCTTTAGTAGCAATAGCCTGAACAGCTTGATTAACATTAGCTGTTGGAGTATTAACACCTAAAAAGTTTTGTAAGTCAGCAGTTAATTTAATTGCACCACTACCTGGTTGACTACCAATTAATGAATTAATAGTTCTTGTTTGATTTGCAATGCTTCTAGCAGAATTAGTACTTGCAACTAATCCTTCTATAGTACCTTTATCAACATCAAGAAGAGCTTTAGCAGGAGCATTATTAATGATATTTGTTGGTCGTGATAAAAGTTTTAATTTTTCCTGACGTGCAAAATATTCTGGGTTTTCTAAACCAAATTGAAACTCACGAACATCTGTAGGAATTGCTTTTAAACGGTCTAATTCAGCGTCTCTTAGTTCTTTTTGAATTTTAAGTTTATTCATTTCATTTTCTGTAGCTGAACTATAAACACCTTGTGCACCTTGCATACCACCTAAATATGATTTACCAAGAATAGCACCAAGACCAATATTTTGATTTTTAGGTTGTGCTAAATATGTTGCCCCTGCACCTAAAATACCAGATAATAAAGATTGATTTTTTAATTTATCTTGTTGTTCTTGAGTTAATAAACCACCCAAATATTCAGGTGCTTTAGCACCAAAAATATTCATACCTGCGAATGGACTTGTGTTTGTGTCAAATAATGCCATGTTATCTTCCCCTAAATCCTGCTGTTTGCATTTGTTGTTGTAGTCTTAAAAGTTCTTCTTCTGTTAAAGGCATCCTAGATAGCAAGTTTGGTAATCCAAGTTCGTTGCCTTGTTGCATACCAACATTAGGTGCTACATTATATAATGAAGCAGATACCATTTCAGGGTTACCACGTGTAATAGGTCTTAATTCTGGTTGTATCATTTGTTGTGCTTGATTTGGAAATCCTGCATCTAATCCTATTTTACCTATATTAATTTTATCCATAGTAGATAAGTTACCTAATCCCATTTTATCTAAAAATGATGTAGATGCTACTTGTCCAGCATTGTTTGCTATTTGTTGTGACATTAATGGATTGCTTGCAAACGCTTCAGTAGAAAATGGTGCACTAACACTTGTTCCGGTATCTAAATTACGAAAGCCAGATGGGTCAAATTTAGGAAAACCACTATTTGCAATAGCTTCTGGACTTACTGCATTTGCAAGGTTTTGTTTAGGAATTGTATAGCCAAGTACTTCTTCAAGTGATTGTCCTGGTAATGTACCCATATTACCTATAGCTTGACCACCAATACCAGAAGCATATCCACCAGTTCCAAAATTTACTGGAGCTGTTTCTATCCCTTTTATATTTGAAAGAAAACTTCCTAATCCGCTTGTAGCACCAGTACCAGCTCCAGATGCAATACCTGCGCCAGTAAGATTAGCTCCACCAATAAGACCTGAGCCAGCACCTTGTCCTAAAGTTCCTGCTGTAGTTCCTACACCTGCACCTGCTCCACTCATAAGACCACCTAAAGCACTACCACCACCACCTAAAGCACCGCCTAATGCTGCACTTTGTAATGCACTACCAAAACTTTTTCCTCTGGCTAAAGATGTTCCTCCACCTATAGCAGCGCCAACTGCCATGGCTGTTATTGGGTCACTCATGTTATACCTTTCCTACTACGTAGCAAATAGGTTCTAAAATAGCACGATAAATCATACCTAAATTGTCTCTGGTTTTACCTCTTTTTTGTTTCCAGATATCAGCAGTCCTATGTCTTGCGATATGCTCTAAAACACCCCTTAAAATGCGTTGTAGGGCATTCTTTTCACCTGCTTTGTAAGCATAGTTTACTAATGGTAAGAATAAAGCGTGATAACCTTTTTCGTATGCTGGGTCTAAATCTTTAGACTGAGCTAACCAGATAGCGTTACGGAAACTACCAAAGCCATATTCAGCATTCATAGCTGTGCAGACTATCTTGCCACCACCGCCTGATTGAGTAGTAGTAGATACATTACCCATAGGCGCACCATAGGCAGCACCAAGGTATGAAGATAGTTTTTGATATGGTTTGTTTTGTTCAAAGTTAAATCTGTCAAGGTCAGCTTGTAGAGCAGTCTTTTGATAGTCTTCAGTAGTTTTACCTATATTAGCTAATTGTGAAATATCTGTATAATCAGCTTGTGCAAGTGCAGGTGCGTTCATTGCTGCTTGGTTTTGCATACCACGTTCTGCACCATAGTTTTGATAAGCTAACTCACCATACTTGTTGGCGAGTGTTGAAGCTAAAGTAGTAGCAGCTCTGTTTTGAATATCAGCAGATGCACCTGAACCATAACGACCAGCCATAGATGCAGTACCTTGTGCGTTCCTAATAGCGTCATTGTAGTTTTGTGTAGCACCTTGTGCAGCACCAGCAAGAGCTTGGTTAAAGTAAGGGTTGTTTTGTAAATATTGACCGCTAATAACATTTTGTTGTTGTTGTTGAGCAGCAGGAAGTAATGGGTTACCTGCTAATGCACGATTTTGACCAGCTTGTAATGCTGTTTGTGTTTGTGCAGATGGACCTACATAAGTTTGACCAGAATAGTAATCAGGACCTGCTGTTTTATAAAGACCTTTAGCTTCTTGTAAACCGTATTCAACAAATGGTCTAACAGTAGGGTCTAATTCATTAGTTGTTTTAGATGTGCTACCTCCACCACCTGAACCACCACCACCATAAAATGTAAATGACTCAACTAAACTTGTTAGCCAATTAGATAAATTCAGTAATTTCATATTGCTTTCCTTAAAGTATAAATTCCCATGTTTGAGGTTTAAAACCTAACTCTCTAGCTTTACGTTCCCAACCCTTACGTTGTGAAGAGAATGTAACTCTAGCTTTATTGCCTTGTTTTGCTATTGCTTGAATTTCTTGCCATGCTTGTTGAAATAATGTTTGGTCGTTAAGTGTTGACCATGTAGCCCATACATGAAGTGTGTTGCCTATAGGCTGTAATACTACAAAACCTACTGCTTTGTTGTCTACTATGCCAAGAAACAACATAGAACGGTTTTCATAACAATCACAATAGACATCTTCTATTATCCATTCCATGTGACCTTTTGCTCTTACTAATTCAAGACCATGTTTAACATAGTCCCAATGTTCTCTTAATTTATCTTTAGGTATGTAGTGTAATATCATCTTACTATTGTATCACGCTACTATTAAATACCTGTATGTCTTGTCTGTTAATGTGTTAGCTGGATGAGTGATAACTGCACTACCTTTAGTGGTAGAACTTACATATACACCACCAAATAAACCAGTAGAATAACCACCATCTGATACATATTGCATAGTAGCAATAACACTAGGTGTTGTTGGTCTAGTAGGTGATGTTTGTGCTGCTTGAGCTTTAATAGTAACGTCTGTACTAGATGCTCTCCACATAATCTGCACATAGTCTGTAGCAGCTAATGAAACAAAAAAGTTCATGGCAGCAATAACATGGTATGGGTCAGTAGCATTTTTTCTAGGTGCTAAACCAAATATGCTATTAGACTTTGGAACATCTGTACCATTTACTCTAAACCATACATCTACATCTTCTGTAGAGTTGGCTAAATTAGATAATTGAAAACTAAATTGAAGATTGTATAGTCCAGCATAAGTTGCTGTTAAACGAGAACTACTTGCTAATGTAATACCATTTTCATAGTCTACAGTATTAAATGTAATAGGATATGCTGTAGTCGTACTTGCTGCTGACTGTGTTGTACTATCTTGCCATGCACCATAAGGAAATTCAGCATACGCTGTACTAGCAGCAGTAGCTGTAGTTGGCATAAGTAATACTACAGAGTTAAAACCTATACGTTCATCATTGATTGTAGTAGAAGTAGCACCACTAGCAGCTAAAGTAATTTCACCTGTATTGTTAGACTTACCTTCAACAAGGTTGTTTACTATTTCTGATACTTCTCTTGGAGTACCACCTTGCCAGTTTAACTTACGATACATGTCCCTAGACATTATCTACCGCCACTTTGTGTATAGTCTACGTCTACAGAGATAGCGTGTGTCCATGTTCCTGTGGGAGTAACTTTAAGTCTATGATAGCGACCATAAGACCTTAATGGACATTTGCCATCTGAGTTTTGTGTAACAGTAGAGCTGTATGTAACTGCATCATCTAATTCTTTACGAGATGCAACAGCGATTGTAACTGCACCATTATCTATTTGAGAACGAGCATTAGTTACTATAGAGTTATAACCAAATTCCAATTCACCTGCCACTAAAGTAGCTGTAGAGTTTTGACCAGTAAATGTTATAATTTTAGCACCGTCTGCACCACCAAATAAGAACTTACCACCCGACCAAATACGACTATCTAGTGAAGCAGGAAGTGTGTCTATAGTACCGTAAGCATCTAAGCCTTCTAATGAAATAGTAGATGAAGCTAGTGATACAACGTACTCTGAAGTGGTATCAGCAGATGACCATTTTTTAACTAACCAATTGTAAATAAGAAGTGAACGACCACCGTTAGTATTAGGATAATTCCATACTACAATATTTCTAATTGGGTCTACAGCAGCACTAATAGTTTCTTGTTGTGCTATAGCCATGTTTTCGTAAAAGTATTCGTCTACTTTATCGTTACCAATATTCATCACATTAGTACCATCACACATATAAAAACCGTCATCAGCTAAGAAATATGTATTAGGTCCGTATTGTGTAACTGAGCCTGCTGTATTACAACCTAAATTTCTTGAGATAGCGTCAAATTGGAAGAATAATGGTGAGCCAATATAGGTCATACGGTAAATAGCACGTTCTAGTAAAACGATACCAAACTCGCCACCTGTAATTCCAACTATATTACCGCCCTCGGCGATTATCTGATAGTCAGATTGAGATGCACCACCACTTGTCCAGTCGGTCTCATCATTAATATCTGACCATTGTAGTTTGTTAGGTTCACCACTAATGTTAGCAGCGACTACAAAGTCACGAACTACTGTAATAAATTTAGCGATAGGTGCAGCAGCAGCTACGTCTGCAAAAGCAGTAGATGTTCCTACATACCATGCTTGTATTTTAGCGTTATTGTTAGATGCTAATACAGCATCACCAAACTGTGTAAAACTCCAACGGTCTGAACCAGCATAACCACCTGACTTGCTTACATCAGATAAACCTGCTGTCGCTGAGTTAAACTTAAATAGTTTAGTAGCTCCACCTGCAAATAACTGTGTTTCTAAGTTAAATTTAGCTGCAGTTACATTGTTTAAGTCTTCACTAGCAGCAGTAGAATAGTCAGCAGATAATGGAAATGGTCCATAACCTATTGTTAAAGGATAGACGTTATTAGCCTCTAGTAAAGCATTTGCTGTTGTAGGTTGGTCTGGCAACCATTCTGTAAACGCTATTCTTTGCGTAGCCATTACTCACCCCAATTTTGTGCGTTTAATACCTCTATAAGAGCTTCTACTGTAGTTGATGCTTTGATATCAGTTTCCAATCTATTCGCCTCTGTGACGATTTGTGTGCGTTTTAGAGCTATTTCTGAAGGGATATCTACATTGCGTTCTACTTTACGAATAACATACCAATCAGTAGCGTTTAGTAGTTTACCTGCTGTATCTTTAACTTGTGCGATAAAGTTAGACTTTAAACCTTTAGTGATATATTCTTTACCCTCTACAGTTTCAGTTACATCTTCAAGAGCTTTAGGTAAGTTTGTGTCCCAATAGAAACGAGTGTCTACAGGTGCTGGGTCTGCTACCCATGTAATGCCAATAGCTAGTTTCTGTGCTTCTGTAGCTTGGTTAAGCCAACCAGAGCCATATTGAACTCCATTAGCGTCATAGAAGGATGTGCCTTCTGGAAGTCTGTTACCGTTTAATAAAAACATATTTTTTCCTTTGTTATCTTGCTAAACTATTCTTAAATGGGTTTTCTGCAAATGCCATGTAGATGTATGTTCCACCATTAAGATTATTTAATGTCGTGCTTGACCTATTTTTAAATCCATTACTTAATATATCCATAGCATCACCTGACGATTCAGCACTTGATGCGTTTGCAAACAGTCTTTGATTTGTTGCATTATATGTTGAACGAGATGTATCAAGCATATACCAAGAATCAGCATTGCTTGTGCATTTAATTATAATAAATTTAGGTCTAAACCCTGTATATACAAACGGACCATCAGTACTTCCGTTGCCTGTGTAAGAACCAAATGCACTAAATCCTGCTATTTCTGCCCAGCAATAGGCTACATAAGTTGCTGAACTAGCATTGGAAGATATTAAACCTACAGTTCCGCTAATAAATCCAAAAGTAGTAGATGTAACAGCACCAACACCACCATTAGAAGTTCCACTTGATACTGTGTATGCTGCATCTGTTGTATTTAAACTTACATTTTGTGTTGAAGATAATGATGAGTGTCTTACAACCCAATTGGATACTGCACCTCTATTTTTAATAATAACCCAACTTGGTGCAACACCTAAACCATGACCAACAGTAGCACTTGAAGAACCATTACCTGTATAAGTCACCACACTAAACCCAGCAGTTGCATTTACAGATACAGTACTCGTGATAGTGCCACTCGTGTTAGATGATGTTGTGCCTTGACCAGCTTGCCATTGCCAACCTACATAGGTATTACTAGAACCATTTAATGCACCTGATGTACCAACCGTAAACCCATTACTATTTAATGATGTGATAACGTCAGCATTTGCTGTTGTTCCAGATGTA